AGGTTTCCCGAGGAAGAACTCTAACAATATAAAAGTTAGAGTACTAATCACTAGGAAATCGACCCAAGGGAAATTCATTCAAGAAGATCCTGAGGAAGACGATGAATTGACCGGCCCTTCTGTATCACCTCGTTCAATCTGAGAGTCGGGTTTTACGTAAGGAGTTTTCTCTTTAAGAGAAAGGTCCTTTTTGTAAAACTCCGATCACAGAGGTTTAGTAATGTCCTGTCAAAATTTATAGACTGATAAAAAGTCTCTAAATGGTTTTTCAGGAGATCTATCTTCTTCTCAGAACTTAGACGGAATTAGTGCAATAAGCTTATCTAAATCAAAATAATATTGACAAAGAATTTGAACCCTATCGAATGGATCCATAGAGTGATCTTCACCGGCTTCCCCTGGTCACAGGGCTTGCTCAGCGTAATCACTAACTAGGTCCGAACGATATTCGTCAAACTTATCAATAAGGTCATTCACTTTAATACCAATACTTAATTTCTTAAGTTGGGCAAAGCGATAACCGTGAACCGACATACCACCATCATTCCAAGCGGAAAGATAGTCGTAATCGACGTCACTCTCGTGAAGCTCGGGACTAAGGACGGCTCTCCAAGGAAGTATAGACTTTCTTGGGGGACCATCAATAGTTGAAGAACTAGACGAGATTATTTCGATAGGATAAGTTCCATCCAACTTTTGATCTATGGTTTCGATCGAGAGAGTATATTGCTCGAAAGCTTTTTCAATTCTTTCCCATTTTTCGTTGGTTAGAATTGTTAAACGATCAGCAACTTTGCACATAGTCTCATCTGAAGGCTCAAAGGCCTCAGTTCAAGACTTTTGCAATACTCAATCGATCCATTCTTCCTTACCAAGTGCACTATTGGGATGACTAAGTCAAACCAACAGAACACGAAGTCGGGTAGATAAGTTAAAATACAAAGTTTTATAAACTTTACATTTAACCTTATAACCATAACCTAAGAAAGATAGAGTTGCATTAAGAGAGAGTCCGTATTTTCTCACGAATTCATTAATCAGACTGGTAGAGGCTCAAGTCGCGACACACTCCTTTACAGGGAGCATGTTCGCTTGGTGGGAACCGACGAAAAACTTCTTCGCAAACTCGATTACAAATCGATTTTTTGCTAAGATAGATTTCGCCAGACCCGCTTTTACCCCAATAGTCTGAAGTAATGAAACGTAAGCATTAGACGGATTTCTTCCTTTAATAACTCCATCATCACCTAACACTGCATAATGAGGATATCAGCCTAAATTACCAGCTTTAGATGCAGAAAACTGCATCATCGCATGGTGAGTTAAGGCTAACATAGCTCATGATGACAACGCACCCATTGGTTGACCAGTTGAGTAAGAAACTTTAAGATCTTCCCTCAAATTATGATGTAATATAACTTGAGGAGGAAGTTTAAAGCTCTTCTCATATGGATTAGTAACTACCAAATATTGTCTTTTAATTAAAAGATCAGCCCATGATTTAGCATATGATGCCGAATCAGGAAGCAAATCCTTTAACAAGACTTCTAAGATAATTACTTGCAACTCAATAGGAAGGCGGTCAGTCGCAGCCGTTAAGTCAATAGATGAGAGTTGACCTTTTAAGGCAGTACCGAAGGCGTCTTGAAGGCGCTCAATCGGTCTCATTTGATCAAACGTCCCATCCTGAGGAATCTGTCTTAAAATTTTAAACAGTCACTCATGAAGAGGATGTAAGATTCAT